AGATGGCAAGGACAAAGAGATTAGCCTATGGCTCAACACATCGGAGAAAGGAACTAAATACTTTTCCGTAAAGATTTCAGAAGTATGGAAGCCTAAAGAGGGCAGCGCTGGAACTACCGCCAACCCAGTAGTAACCAATGCAGTAACAGACGATTTACCATTCTAAACTAACAAGGGCGCGGCAGGTCGGGGTGTTTTTAAGGTCACTACCTTCCTGCTGCCAACCCTTTAAAACCAAACCAACATGAAACAAATAGCAAAAGCAATTTTAAACGTAATGAATGAAGTCAAAGGTATTGAGAAGTCAATGACCGTTGGCAGCGGTTCTAACTCTTACAAAGGAGTGCCAGACCAAGTAGTAAAAATAGTAATCGGTGAAGCAATGGCAAAGAACGGGCTTTGTATTCTGCCTACCAAAGTAACACCTAAAACAACTATTGACAGGTGGGAGCATACCGACAACTACGGTACTAAAATGAAGCAGAATATCACAACAGAAGTAACTACTGAATATTTACTACTACACGATAGCGGAGAAAGCATTCAACTAAGTGGTTACGGTCATGGCATGGATAGTCAGGACAAAGGAGCAGGCAAAGCAACTACATACGCTTTAAAATACGTTTTGCTTTATACGTTCCTTGTGCCAACAGGCAAGATAGACGATGCGGACGTTCACCATTCAGACAGCATTACAACACCCGCGAAAGTTGAAAAACCAAAGCCCGCGTTCACTATTGAAAAGTTCCAGGCAGCGTTAGACAAAGGTTTCGACATTGCGAAGATAAAAGAAACGCATTATGTAGCACCCGATATTGAGGCTAAGTATTTACTATTTTCTAAAGCAGCGAAATAATTTGTAATTCAATTTGTTTTATTATCTTTGCCCTGCTACTCACGATGAAAATTTTTAAAAATCCATCCGTTCACATTGCCAAAAGCCGCATCCTGTGGCTCGTGGGTAGCCTTTGTGTTCGGGTGGTATTTTAAAAATGGTTGGCATTTATAAGATTACAAACCCTAAAAATAAAGTATATATAGGTCAGAGTATAAATATTGAAAAACGGTTTAAGGCATACGGACACAGATTACCAAAATCGCAAACAAAACTATATAACTCTTTAAAAAAATACGGTATTGAAAATCACAAGTTTGAAACCTTATTAATTTGCGAACTATCTGAATTAAATGAAATGGAAAGGTATTATCAAGACTTATATTCAGCAACGGATATAGATGGATTAAACATAATTAAAACATCTTGCCATACAAGGTCTGGCGAACATTCTATTGAAACAAAGCAAAAAATTAGAAATTCTTTAATTGGTAAAAAAAGACCAAAACATATTGGAGAAAACTTAAGAAGACTATACACGGGTAGAAAGCTATCGACATCACATATTGAAGCAATGAAAAGAAATTGCGGCAAAGCAAACTTAGGCAAACATCTTTCATTAGAAACAAAAAACAAAATAAGCAATAACAGTAAAATGGCAAGAGTAATTATTGACACCGATACTGGGGTAACATATAAATCAATAAGATTAGCTGCCGAAGCTACTAATATTAAATATGGAAGATTACGCTATTATTTAAGACCAACATCTACTAATAAAACCACCTTAATTTATAAATAACATGGAACAAAAACCTTCCCCTCATTTTCAGAAATCTGATGAATGGTTTAAACAACGATACGGCAAATTTTCAGCAAGTGAAATACATAAGCTGTTAGGAATTAAAGGACTTGGTGAAACGGGCAAAAGCTACTGTTTTAAAAAGGCAGTTGAACTATTGTATGGCGAAGATGCAACGGAACGCTTTGAAAGTTTCGATATGAAAAGAGGAATTGAAACAGAGCCGATTGCCTTTCATAAGTTCAAGGAGTTGAAAGCTGCTGAATTTATAGACGTTCAGGAAACTACCTTTTTCCCTTATGGCGAGAATGCCGGTGCAAGTCCTGACGGCTTAGTAGGTTCTGACGCTGTATTAGAAATCAAATCTCCGCGCTCTGAAAAGTTCTTTAGATTAGTTGCTGAAGGTGTTGAAGCAATCGACAAGGAGTATATTGCTCAAATGCAGATGCAGATAATGTGTAGTAATTCAGTCCGCGCTCACTTTTTCAACTATCTAATTTTTAACGGTGAGGAGTTCTATCATGAGATTATCGTCCCACGTGACGAAGTAATGATTGAAAAGATTAAAGAACGCATTGCAGAAGCTGTAATAGTGCGTGACGAATACGTTAAACAACTCACATCTAATAAGCAGTTCTAATGAATAAGGTAGATGCTATTAATAAAATATTTGATAAGCAAATAAAAGAAAACCCTCAATTTGCTCACAGTCATGAAATGAATAAGGAATTATTTAACCTTACTTTAAATTTTACTATTGAAGACTGGAAGAAATTTAGAACAAAAAAATATTGGGATAAGATGAAAAACCTAAGTTCTGATTTTGAAAGGAAAGATTATACACTTACTTGCGTTAAGTTTTACTTAGAAAACATTAAATAATATGGCTAAAGATTTTGAGAAAGCACTTGCACACATAACGGAGCAAACTAAAATCTACCGCGAAACACCCATCATGAATGGCGAACAGCTGAATGAATGTTTGCAACAGATAGCGGCTACTATGCCATACTTGGAAACAATACGTGCTGACTATCACAAAGAGTGGCAGGATATTGTTTACAAAGAAGTTCTATCTGGTTTATCGGTGGCACGTGCGGAGAATGAAGCACACGTTAAAGTTCCTGAAATGTACCTTTTGCGCAGGGTTATGGATGCCGGATATGAAGTTATCGGAGCAATAAGAACGAATATCAGTTACTTAAAATCTGAGCGCAATGCCACTCAATAGCAGAAAGTGTAAGGAGTGCGGATGTATCTTTAAAAAAGAAAGACCGTTGCAGTTTGTTTGCAGTCCTAAATGTGCAGCGAGTTACAGTAGTAAGCAAGAGAAAAAGCGAGTGGATAAAGTTTGGCGCGAAGAAAAGAAAGTGTTGAGGGAGAAACTAAAAAGCCAAGCGGACTACGTTAAAGATTTGCAAACTATTTTTAATCAGTACATCAGGCTTAGAGATAAAGATTTGCCTTGCGTTTCCTGCGGTGTTTTTAACTGTGAGGAGTTTCACGCAGGACATTACCTACCTACCACGTTTCAGGTATTGCGTTTTAATGAGTTTAACGTATGGAAACAGTGTAGCAGATGCAACACCCATTTAAGAGGAAATATAACCGCATACCGCATAGAATTGATAAATAGAATAGGTTTAGCAGAAGTGGAGAAACTTGAAAATAAACGTCACGAAATTTCAAAGTTGAGTATTCCCGACTTAAAGGCTAAAATTGTACACTACAAAGCACAAATTAAAATACTATCTGAAAAATGAAATACCTATCATTCGCGCTCGGTGCTTTACTCGGCACACTTTTAACAGCTAACTACTACTCTGAAGAAACTCAATACTACCCGTTGGAATGCAGTAAGGAAGCGAGTTTCGTTATTGAGATGGTGGCGAATGATACCACGCTACAAAGGTATATCACCGACTACGGATATCGCTGCCAAGTGAGGCACGAAATAAAAAACTTGAAATAATTTTACACCTTTGTAAAAGGTATTGTTTAATTGATTAATATTGCAGCCGTAATTAATAATAATCTGAGATGGAAATTCAGAAACAATTTATAAAAATTTTGGGAGGGACTGAGAAGCAGTAATGCCTCAGAGGGACGTATTCCATCCGTTCCTTTACACCCCTCCCAAGAATTTTTACAATGCAATTTTTAGAGAAAAATCTTGAAGATATTATCTTTGAAACAGATAATAGCCTTTTGTACGAGCGCGGACTTTTTATTATGGGGCGCAAAAAAAGACAAGTCAGACTTGGTAATTATGGAATATCTGATTTAATAACAGTTTCAATAAAACAACTACCGCACAAAGAAAGGTATTTACATTTTACTGTTTATGAATTAAAGCAAGACTTGGTAAATATTAATACTTTCTTACAAGGTATTGGATATTGTAAGGGGTTAAAAAGCTATTTAGACAAAAATAAGGATTATGATTTATATACAATTTCTTTAGTGCTTATTGGTAAAAACTTAGACAAAGGCGGTAATTTCCCCTTTTTACCAGATTTAATAAAATGTGATGAGTTTAGTCCTGATGGAATATCGCTTTCTATTTATACTTACACATACGAATTTAATGGAATACAATTTCAAGAACATGATGGATATACTTTAACTAACGAGGGCTTTTGATATGGCTATTTTTAGAAAAATACACACGTCATTTTGGAGCGATAGCTTTGTGAGTGAATTAGAAAAGGAAAAAAAACTTTTTTATCTTTATCTTTTAACAAACGAGCGCACCCGGCAATGTGGCGTTTATGAAATTACTAAAAAACAGATTGCATACGATTTAGGATATACTATTGATACAGTATCTAAGCAGTTAGAATACTTTATTAAAAAGGGTAAAGTTAAATACAATGAAGGCACAAATGAACTTGCAATAGGCAACTGGTTAAAATACAACTCAAGCACTTCGCCAAAGGTTCAACTGTGTATAAATAAGGAGTTTAAGTTAGTTAAAGATACTGTATTGATAGAGTATGTAAAGAGTATAGATACACATCCACAAGAAGAAGAAGAAGAACAAGAAGAAGAAAAAGTAAAAGGTGGTACTCATTTATTTACTAATTCAATTTATTTTGATAAAAAAGAATTTGCTGCTGCATTGCCTGAATGGTCTAAAGAAAAGTTAAAATACTATTATGCTGCTGCTGTGGATTATTCAGCACAAGGAAATAAATATAAAGATTGGATTGCTGCTGTACGTTCATGGGAAAGAAAAGACGAAAAGCAGGGCAAACTTAAATTTAATGTAGTAACTTATTCTTCATCAGCGCACGATGGAATACTATAAACTTGAAAACAAGTTAGCCGAAATTAAGGAGTTTGCCGAAAAAGGGCTGACCGACCTTAAATCAACAGGCATGACTTGTATAGACGAATACTGGATGTTAAAGAAAGGGTATCCGTTATTTGTGGCAGGTAATCCGGGTGCAGGTAAAACTGAATTTATCTTTGAAGTAATGATTAATACTTCTATTGATTACGGTTGGAAACACTTTATTTACTGCGGTGAGGGTGGAAACATTGAGCATATCTTTAATGAGTTGCTTCATAAGTACCTTGAAAACAATTACAAATACGTTTCCGAAAGTCAAAAGGTAGCTGCTGAATATTTTATTAGTGAGCATTTTATTATTGTGGATCATGATAAAGACTTTACGATTGATGAGTTTTACGACCTTGCCGAAAAGTGTGAAAAGGAATTAGGTATTAAATTTAGTACCACCCTATTTGACCCGTTTAACGACATTAAAGACGAGGTAGAAAAGTTTGCAGGTCGTGATGACAAATACTTAGAATACGCTCTTAAACGTGTCCGTATAAGTTCTAAAAAGAATAACCGAATAGATATACTGATTAACCACGTTGCAGACATACACCCGAAAACGGATAGAGATAGCGGACGGGATTATTTGCCACCTGCTTTGCCTACTCAATGGGCGCGGGGTCGTACCTGGTGGCGGAGGGCTTTTGTTATGATATTAGTTTACCGCCCTTATACTTTTATGAAAGGAACTGACGGGGATTTACACGCTGAAAACGAAACACATATTATCGTGCAAAAGTTCAAACCTAAAGGAGTTGGGAAACTTGGTAAAGCTGTAATCTTCTG